GGTGATGTGGGTGCAAGTCCCACTGGCGACTTGTTCTTTGACTACTAAAAAGAGACACGAAATGCCGGGTAATTTGGGTAATTACGGACCCAACAGGCTGCTGAAATGCAGTACGGTTCTTTAAGTGTCTTAACGTAATTTATGCCCCGGTAGCTCAGCGAGTAGAGCCATGCCACCTTAATGGCATATGGGTCGATGGTGCAAATCCATCCTGGGGCTTGCCCGTAGTGGCCTACGGATGTATCACAGGGCGCGACCAACCTGTAACACTGTGATATACGACAGCACCCGACTAGAAATAGCCGGGTGTTAGCGTCTGATGACTAGGCCAACAGGGAGTCGAACCCTGGTCTAAGCGTTATAAGCACCTTGCTCTAACCGTTGAGCTATTGGCCCATTAGTTATTGTAATCGCATTCGTGTTAGCTTCCCATCGACAGCGAAGTAATCCACAAAGCTACACCCGGCCCCAGCTAGGTACGCCTGGCAGAGCGGGCAGGGCTTAGAGCAGCCCCTAGAGCCGTCACGCTTGTAGCGTTGAACTGATACGCCCCATGATGCCTTGCGGTTCAGTTTACCCCTAGCGAGTAGCGCAGCGCGTACCTCACAGTGCATACCTCTTGGGTACCCACAAGCCCTTAGATGGCCAGTCATCGCTCCCCAGCCAGTGATGTTCTCTGCGGTTGCTATAACCTTACCACGCTGCCAGACCGTTGCCTGCATCACATAATGGCGGCGGATAGGTCTCACAGTCGCCTCGGATTCATCGCACGCCCATAGCAAGACTGCGAGCAATACAAGTTACGCCAGCCCCCCGGTGAGGGCTGGCGTACGCCACGGCCACAGATGATGCACACGTGCTGCGGTTCCTTTAGGACCCTATGTTTCCCATCGCCTGGCTCTCGGCTGAACATTCTTACGCTCCAGTGCACTCCTGCGCTTCCGTGGGTACGGCACAGGATATGGCACTTTACCAGGCGGTTTAGATTGATTATACACCGTGGTGGTGGAGCGTGTCATACGCTGAGCCTGGCGTACATGACAGCGGAGATAGCAGCCTCAAGCGCTTGCGGTTCCGTTAGGGAAGGCTTGTCGATCCTGAGATATTGAGCCACAACCTGGACGGTTTGTTCAAAAGCTGAGAGACCTACCCGTTGGGATAGATCAGGGCCGACTTCAATTTGCTGGGACACGGTTACGATCCTTTCTCAGCCACTTAATGGCGATATGGAATGGGATGGTCTGCTCACGGCGGACGGCACGCCTCCAGAGAGTGATATGCTCTCGAAACTCAAATGTGTTAGGGAGGAAGTGGACACGCATGCGGTTATCCTGGTAGATGGTGACAACACATAAGCCCCTGCACCACTACGGTGCAAGGGCTGGCGATGTTGGATGGTGGGAGGTTAATCCGGAAGGATCCGGAACTCTGGGGGGCAGGGGGTTCCAGCGATGCGGATGCACCGACGTAGGGTGAGGATGAGGAGGCGGAGGGGACGCATTAGTCGGCTTTATTCATTAGGCTGATAAGCTTACCCATATCACTAGCGGCTTCGCTGCGGCTGGCATACTGGTGGAAACCACGGCCGACAGTCTCAACTCTGCGAGTGTTACAATCGATATGGCGGATGCTGTAGGCAGTCTTGCCTGATGGGTTCGTTTCCCGGCTGATGAACATATAGATAGCCTCCCCAGCCTCAGATGGAACCAGCATCTTAGCGGAACGAGGGAGGCGTGTCTTAAAGAAACGGCAGGAGGATGGGTCAAACCAATGGCCTTCTGGGAAGTAGAAGGCGTATGCTGCCTTAACTCGGGACATGGGGACAGTGTGGATGGCGTAGGACATAGGTTGCTCGCTTTCGCTAGCTAGTACCGGAGCCTATCCCGGTAGTGTAGGCTATGGAAACTCCCGATAGGCCCGGGAGTTAGGGCCAGCTATGCTCTAAATAAGATACCGGCGCGGTTCATAAGAACCAGCAAATCAGTGTCTTTATCCTCAACTATGTCGTCTACAAACAAAGCGTACCCATCTGGACGCTTATCTATGTGTGTGACTATCCCACCGTGAACGGTGCGCGTAGCAGTGTAGGATGAGCCATCGTCATGCTCTAGCCAGGTGAGACCGTTGATGGTTATCGTGTGGGTCATAGGTGCCTCCGTGGAAGGCGGGTTGATGTGGTAGCGGACGCTGATCAGCCCGCTAGTGATATGGCTAGATATGGCTAATTACCCAGCATCGACTCCATATCATTAGCCTCGTATTCCCATTGCGCAGCCGTGGTCGTGTGCTGCATGCTCTTGCCGTCGTATTCCTCGGCACGCTGGCGATCGCCCAGCTTGCGGAAGTAGCTAGCCATACGGCTGTACCGGTTGGCAATGTCACCGTGAAGATCAGCGATGTTACGGCAATCAGCAACGTCTTCCGCAGTGATATGCGCGCTTATTGGTTTGGGGTGGAGGAAGGGATGGCTAGCCATGGCAGGCTCCAGTGTCAGGGTGATGGGTGACTATATGCCAATGGCGTGCCAATGGGATAATGGCGTTTGTAGAGCATAACGCAATTGATAGGGCCAATTATATGACAGGCTACGTCACCGACTGACAAAATTGGGGTATCATTAGATGGGATTATTGATAGCTATGCTGCATTCGATCATGCTGGATTGAGATGATCGGATAGAGCATATCTCGGGTTCTATCTATGTTGCAAAAACGCAACAATTGGCACACTCTCCATCCTAACAGCCTCATATCACCCCGCGACCTCATCATCCCTAGCTATCCTCATCAGACAACGCTCATTACCCCCACTATATAACGCTAGTATATACAGCGTATTACGTAATTATATCGATATTATAGCATAGTGATGTGAGATAGTATAGCATAGTGATATGAAATATGATGGCATTATGATGTGATTTAGAAGGCCAGGCTAATAAGGTAGTGGGGAGTGGCCCGCCCATTTGCGTAAGTATAATCCCGGGAACACTTTAAAACACATTTTACAAAATATTCTCTATTTCATGTTCTGTAATCAACGGTACTTGCGTGTTACGCGCACGCGTGATACGGTCTTTTTTCTTTTTTCAATAAATATCTGGCAGCAGGGTCGCGCCGAGCCATAAGCGAGCGCGATCCCTAGCGTACCCCAGGCGTGGTATAGATCCCCATCGATAGGTAGTCGTAGGTAGTAATTGGTAGTTTACACTGACGATGATAGTAGGCTCATCAGTAGAGATGCCTCACCACGCTTATTCCTCTTAGGACGTATCTTGGATCTAGGGCAGCCCTTAGCCAAGTGGCTACGGAGTCTCATAGCCTGGTATGAGGACCACAGACCACGCTTATACATATCTTCCAGCGCACTGTGTGTTTCTTCGATGGTAGTAGGTAACATATAAAGAAGGAAGGAACGCTGCCAACGGGGGTCGTCTTCGTTCTCGCTCGCTGACGCTCACGGCTCTTGCCTGAGCGTACGGATTCTTATTTGCCAGTCAAGGGGGGGTGCCATTTTTAGTCCTTATCGCTCCATCGTGATGCGCCGATGTCTTGATATAAAGGCAATCCTCATTACAAAGGTGTTATGAGTGATCCAGAAGTCCCAGAGCCGCAGGAAGTCATCGTCCCAGAGCGTAAGGACAAGCTCACAACCAAGCGTGGCCTAGATATCCCTAAGATCGAAGAGGTGATGGGTAGAGAGCAGGAGCGTGACTTATCCCTTATCTACCGTGCTGACCAGCTACAGCTCTTCATTGAGTGCCCAGAGCAGGGTCGCAGGTTCCATTTCCAGCGTAAGCCCAGTGATCCGCCGCTGATCCAGGCTGCTTGGGAGGCTCATAAGAACTACCTCAACTACCGGGATACGGACGATGCCAAGACGACCCTAGCCTGGTACAAGGCTCTGGTGGATATCATCTCTCAGGTGCAGCAGCTACGCCGGGAGGCTATGGATCGCATGCTTCAGTGGAAGAAACAGGCTGAGGATCGTGGAGAGGGCCTAGGCTACATGTCTGATGAGGACTTGGAGAAGGTGGCCAATGGTTGAGACATACGGTGATTGGAGTGCACGTTGGTTCATGGCTAATCGTAAAGAGAAGCTTGATTTTGACATATGGAGTAAGGAAAATCCTCCCCCAACAGAAGAAGAACAGTGCATAGCCACTAAGAAGATGATGGATTATAGGTGGACCAATGGTTAAGCGCACTGAGCAGGAGAAGGCGAAGGCTATCTTAGAGCGCCGTAAGCGTCGGGATCCGCTCCAGTGGTTCGTTCCTAGCCCGACTCAGGAGCAGTTCCTCCGTAGAGACACCGTAAAAGAGCCGTTTACCCTTGTAGGCAGCCTATCCCGTGGTGGTAAGACGGCTATCACCATGGCGGATCTGGCTCTTATGCTACGTGGTATTCACCCGTACCGACAGAACTACCGGAATCTCACGATTGCCGTGTTCACTCCGACCCGAATGCAGGCGGCCAACGTCCTGGCTCATAAGCTTTTCGATGATTCTGAGATGCTGCTTCCAGAAGGGACGCCAAAAGAGGCGCGTAACCAGCCTATGATCCCAGAGTGGGAAATAGAGCGCTTATCCCGCCCTATGCAGGCTGGTATGCGTGTACCAAAAGAGGTAGTCCTTAAGAACGGCAACCGGGCTATCTTTTCATGGACTGGTGCTGATGACCAGGACGCTAAGATTGCCGGTCTTAAGCTTGATGCTGCGTACATCGATGAGGAAGCTGGTACTCCACGGCTATTCGCTGAGATTAGCTCACGTTTAGGTGACGCTCTCTCAGATCCGACCCGTCCTGGTCTTGGCTTCTTCGTCTGGGCCTATACGAATACCCGTTACAACGATGCTTATGAGAACTTTAAGCAACGTTCTGAGGAACGTGTACCAGGGCATAAGACGTTCATCATCGCTCCTGGTGAGAACCCTGCTATCACCGCAGAGGCTCGTAAGATGTTGGCTGGCACCATGGACGCTGACCAGGCTAAGATCCGCATGGAAGGCGGCGGTGATGCTGGCGCTCTTGTGCAGATCTACCACAAACAGTGGGGTGACGCCCGGCATCTCCTAGATCACGATTACCAGATATCTCCTAGTGATAACCTCTGGGTAGGGTACGATCCAGGGGTAGATCATCCTATGGGCATGCTCATGGTGGCTATTAATAAAGAGCAGCCTCTTAGGATGACTGCCGTAAAGTTTTGGTACGGACGTGGCGAGACTATTGAGCATGACGCTAATAACCTATCTCAATTCCTTCGTGGTAGGAAACTAGCTGGGTTTGTGTACGACACTAATCTTAAAAACAAGGATCGCGGAGGTGGTCCGTCTGTTCTCCAGCGTCTACGGGAATTACTCTTGGCGCGTGGTATTGATCCTATGGGCGGCTGGTATCAGTCTAAGAAGAACCACGCTCCTGGTATTGCCATGTGCCGGCACTACCTAGATCCTAATCCAGATGACAGAACAGTTCCTCCATTGTTTGTTTTATCAAAACCAAACGAAACAAATGGGCTAGCGATACTACGTCAGCAAATCCTCAAGTATCGTGGCATGGAGTCTACGAAGTTCACTGGTGCTGGTGGCGTTGTAAAAAAAGACGATGAGGGGGTGGACGATTTTCGGTACCTCGTAATGCAACGTCCATCGTACAATCCTCAATGGGCTTGTGGATTAGCGTTGGATATATCAACTCAGCGTGTTGCATTCCTAGACAAGCATGATAATCTACCAATACGTACTACTCCCATGGAAGTTCCAGCACCATCACGCTTTGATTTCCAGAAGAATATATTTTACAGCCGTAGTCGGGACCGTAAGCGTGGGAATAACTGGCAGGAGATAGGCATTTAAATGGATCGCGTCCTTTCAGATCTACAGCCAGGGTTAGGGACTACTGCTATCGTAGGTGAGTTGACACTTACTAAAACCGGAACAACCGCCCGCACCGTAACCTTCCCCGACGCCGCCATAACCGCCGCCGGGCTTGGCCTCGCACAGACCTGGACAGCCGACCAGACGTTCGACGTTATCAAGACAAACCACTGTGACGCGGCCACGTCCGCCGGCGTCCACATCGGCAACCTGACGCACCAGGACGTCGCCATCTTCGGCGCTGGTGGCGGGCAGGGCAGCACGTTCTACGGCCAGATCAACGGTACCACGCTGTCGATGTCCGGCCAGATCACAAGCACGCTTGCAACCGGCACCGCCCCGCTTGTTGTCGCGTCAACCACCGCCGTCGCCAACCTCAACGCATCGCTGCTTCTCGGTCAGACCTGGGCGAACCCCGGCGCGATCGGAGGTACGACCCCGGCGGCTGGCGCGTTCACCACGGTTGTGGTGTCAAACGGGGCGTCGTTCGCCGCCGGGTCAATCTACGGCAACGCGATCAACGGCCTATCAATCGCAGCCAAGACGGGGTCGAGCAATGACCTGGTGATACTGACCCCGGCGGGGTTTAATATCCTTACGGTTCCAACGGGAACACAGACAGCGAACTTCGCCGCCGGCATCTCCTGCACCACGCTGGTCGCCGGAAATATACAAATCGCGCCTATTTCCGGGTACAACGGGATAAGCTTGAATGGAGCTGGAAGCCTCACTTCTGCAACCGGTATCTACAGCCTAGGATCTGATCAGAACCTTTATCTCAACGTGCCAAGTGGACTAGGTATCAACCTCCGCGTAAATGGAGTCGATAATCTCAATGTTTTCGGGGTAGCACCTGGAACGCCCGGGGCTGGGCAAGTATGGATCGGTGCCGGGCAGATCAAGGCAGGTGCCGCTATTTCCTGCGCCGGCCTAACCTCGACCGACACCATCTTTAGCAGCAATGGAACCGTACAGACGATTATGTCCTACGGGTCCACGTATGGCACGATCGGCACCAATTCAGCGCATGACCTGTACCTAATCAGGGGCGGCTCACAGAAGGCAACCCTGACCGCATCTGCGTTCAACCTCTCGTCTGGCGTGGCCCTGCAAATCAACGGCACACAGGTCGTTGGCGCACAGGGCGCCGCCGTCGCTGATGCCAGTGGCGGCGCGACAGTCGACGCCGAGGCCCGCACCGCCATCAACACCCTGCTCGCACGCATGCGCGCCCACGGCGCCATCGCAACCTGAGGCACCTATGCACACCGTCCACCAATCCTTCATCCGCGGCGACGTGCATCACGTCGAGTTGTGCGAGCGCGACGAGCTGGGCCGCCAGGTCGGCGGCTTCGTCGTGGTCGACGTGCCGGTATCGGCCGCCCTGCGCGCTGCCATCGCCACCGACTACGCCGCCGCGATCGGCGCCCAGGACGCGACCATCACCGAAGCCAAGGCCGAGATCGCTGCCGGCCGCAAGCCCAAGGCGCTGGTCGCCGACCTCAAGCCACGCCCGAAGGCCGAGAAGCCCGAGAAGGCACCCAAGCCGTGATCATCGCCAGGCGATCCCCCGATCCGTTGCGGCCTGCGCCAACCTTGCGCCAGCGGATCAACCCGATCTGGTGGCTTGGCGACGTTGAGCGCAATCCGAACTGGAGCCGATGGTCTTGGTTCAAGCGCAACCCGTGCGCGAACTTTACCATGACGATCATTGGTATAGCGCACAAAGAACGCGATTGCTATTACAGCCGTAGCCCGTGGACGTATGAGGTAAGCGGTTTTAACTGGGGATACTCAATCCCTACTGGGTTCCCACAGATCCCTTTCCCATTCATCAGCTATCGTGGTAAGCGTATTGAGTTTGCGTTAGGCTGGAAGACAAGTGGTGGCTTTACAATGTCTGTTAGGCGTGCAAACTCACCTAACGCAGAGGAAACGCCATGACACCTATCCAAGCTCTACAGATTCTAGCCTCAGTCGCTGGGCGTCCTATGTCGCCTGGTGAGCAGTACGCCGCACAGGAAGCTATCAAGGTGCTTGAAAAAGCCATAGCTCCAAAGGATGTGTAGCATGGTAATGGACCCGTATATTCTACGCTCTGAGAACGAACGCTTAGAGAATGAGGTACGTCTAATTACTAATGACCTACTAGCTGCGCGTGCTAGCGCAGCACGCTGGGAGCATGAAACGCATTCTCTACGTAAAGAGATTCAGCGTATGAGGATGGAGCGTGATACTGAAAAGATTACCAGGGACTAACAATGTCAGGCGAAATACCGGTGCATCACTGTTCCAATGAACAACGTATAGCAAAGACAGAGTCGCGCCTAGACGCGCATGATATAATTTTAACTGATGGGAAGATTGAGTTTGCCAGTATTAAGAAAGACTTAGCTCAGATTATGCTAACGCAGGCTGAGATTAAGCTAGCCCTATCAAATAAGACATCTGATATCTGGGACAAGGTACTCGGCGCTGTGGTATTCTGGGGAGTGCCGGCTATCTGTGGTGGCCTACTATGGGCCGTAGTTAAGTCTGGCGCAGCCGGAATCAAGTAATGCATCGCTTCACTAAGCAAGATTTCTTAACCGCAGTCTTCCTAGCTGGGCTAGTCCTATTCACCATCGTCATGTTGGTAGGGTGCGGTGAACCTCGCCCTCTTGACCCGGTCCCCGCCCCAGAACCAGGGGTTGGGGACCAACTCAGGGAACTTGGATCACTCTTTCTCTTCTGGGGTGGGATTGCGCTGGGACTTGGAATCATCGCCAGAATCGCCTTATCAGTGGCGGTCCCTGCCGCGCTCACAGCCCTTATCCCCGGCATCGTCCCAGGAATCGCTAGCCTCGTCGCCCAAGGCGGCGCAGCCTCAGTCGCCTGTGGCGCAGCCTTCACCTGGCTCGCAGACTACCTCTGGCTTGTGGTACTGGCGTGTCTCGCTACCGGTTTGGCATGGGCTTATTTGCATCGTGCTAAGCTTTGCAGTTGGCTGGTTAAGTGGCAGAGTCAGATCAAAAAGCATTGATTAACATAATGCCGTGTTGACTTTTTATACATAATATCTAATATATATACACTAGCATGCCACAATCTGAACAATCCGACAGCGTTATTGGTAAGACACTTAAGCGCCTTCTAGACTGCAGTGGTGAGGACGTTAAGGCATGGCTCAAGCAGGGCGATGAGATAGAGCGTTACTGCACCAGCAACGACTACTCGTTCTTATACCAGGACTTCACTGGTGATTTAAGCCTTAACGCACGCGTCAATAAGGCTGCTGAGTTTACCCAGATCATTGGGCCGTACCTATACCCGAATAACCCAGACGCTACGGTTATCTCTGAGGAATGGGCCGATCCGTGGGCTAAGGAGCGTCATAAGATTGAGGAAAAGTACGCCGATTACAGCGCTAAACATGGCCGTCTAGATATCGACATGAAGCGTGCTGTAGACCATGCTCTGATCTATGGACGCGCCCCTGTGTGGTGCGGGTTTGACACCAGGAAGAAGATCGTTCGCCACGTATTCGACCGTACCGACAAGTACCTAGTAGACCCTGACGCACGGGTTATTGAGGAACGCAACTGGGAAGCTCGCAAGCGTGTTAAACCTCGCTGGGAGCTAATTGCGCTGTACCCAGATAACCGAGCAGTCATTGAGCATCTACCTGTATACACTAAGCCTAAGACTGAGAAGGCCAATGGCGCTGAGCCTGCCTCTGATCTGGTCTGCTACTATGAAATCTGGTTCGGCGTCGGCGTCGGCAACTACGTCAAGAGCGCTGAGCTAGCGCAGGCAGATGGCCTAGACACGCAGGCTAAAAAGAAGTACTGCGTAGCTGATGGGCATATCCTCCATGAGTCCGACTGGGAAATCCCGTTCTTCCTCATCGATGAATGGCCGTCTACCACACTCGACCTACTAGAGATGCCTGGTTCACTATATCCCAAGCAGCCCATGGAGCCGGGCATGGGCCATCTCCGGGCTATGAACTGGATCTATACCCTATTCATCGCTAAGTCGCGCCTCATGTCGCGAACCCCGTTTGCTCGTATGACCATCAACGGCCAGACCATCGAAGCGGATCAGCTACACAAGATCCTCCGTGGCGAGCAGATGGATATCCTCAACGTAGTGGTGAACGGTACAGACCTAGAAGGCGTGGACATTAACAAGTTATTCCAGCGCATCGACTGGGGTGATCCGGTGCCAGGCTTTGAGCGGGCATGGGGATTAATGAACAGCGAGTTTGAAAAGTCAACAGGACTTGCCGAGATTCTATATAGTGGTCAGACCAGCACGCAGATCCGTACTGCCGCTGCCGCTAACCTCATGGAGACTAATTCCAAGACCCGCGTAGAGGCTTTCCGTGAAACTACATCTAAGTTCCTAGGGCGCACCTTCCGGAAGACGATCTTTGCAGCCCGCTTCCTCCATGACACTGAGGATATCGCCGCGCTCTTTGGACCGCAATCTGGCGCTGTGTGGGGTGTACTAGGCGCACCAGAGATGGTAGCCCAAGAGGCTCAGATGCGTGCGCAGATCGCTCAGAATATCATGGCGCAGGGTGGTGCTCCTGAGCAGGCTGAGCAGATGATGGGACCGCCGCAGTTAGTGAACATGGAAACCTGGATCAACGAAGCTGACCGCACCATTGATGGTGGCAGCATGCGCAGGATCGACCATGAAGCCCAGCAGAACAACCTCAACGTTGGTCTGAATCAACTTGGCCCGGCTGTGGTCAACCTGCCAGGCGGCGGTAAGTTCGTGGCTGCTCTAGCCGCTGAGTACGCGAAGCTTAACCGCTTCTCGCCAGAGCTAGTGAACGCGGCTAATAACATCCAGACTGAAATCGATATGATGCAGCAGGCTGCCATGATGGCACCGCCGCAAGCACCGTCACCAGAGAAGGGTCCGAAAGGCCCGCCTCAGGGTGGGACTCCGACTGTACAATAACAAGGTAAAACACCATGAATGACTACGGCTGCAAGGATTGTGGTTGCACTTTTGACGTACCAGAAAATGAGAACAAGCAGGAATATACCTGCCCAGATTGCGGGTCCGGAAGATGGGGACTCATACCACAACGCAGCAACGTAGCCATCAAATGTGATACGATGAGTTGGTCTACTGAGAATGGCGGCAAGGGTCGCCGCATCTCCCAGCTAGACTACGGTGTACGCCAGCCGTACTACGCCAAGAGCCAGAGCGCTGCTATCGATGAAGCGAAGCGGCGTGGCCTAAAAGCAGAAAAAGTTTAAGTAACTAACTAGACAGTTACGGGGCATTCCGTCCTGTGGCACCTAGTTTACTAGCCATTGAAAGGGCTTTACATGGACCGAGAAGATGATACGCTTGCTACCGCCGAGCCGGAAACCGCTGTAGATCAGACTAGCCCACCTTCGCAAGAAGACGCTACTGTTCCCGACAGCGCCCCAGCAGAGCAGGATACGCAGGCTGCTCAGCCCGCCGACAAGGCGACACCTGACACCCAGGGCGATAAGTCTTTGACACCCCCTATAGATGAGACTAAACCAACCGAGCCAGCAGCACCAGTACAACCACAGAAGAACTGGGAAAAGCGGTATAGCGATCTAAGGTCACACACTGACAAGCAGTTAAGCCAGTGGCAGTCGCGTATGACTGACCAGGATCGTAAGTTCCAAGAAATTAGTAAGTGGAAGCAGGAGCAAGAGCAGCGGGCACAAGCGGCACAGCTTAAGCCATGGTCGAAAGCACATCCGGAGTTTCAGAAGTTCAATTCTACTCTAGAGCGTGCCAAGGTCATCGACAAGCAGTTACGCAACATCCCGGCTAATCTACCTCCGGAGCAGCAGCAAGCTATGAAGGACGCCATTGTTGGCGCTCTATCACCAGAAGAACAGCAGCAAATTGGCGAATACCGTGAATCTCTGACCAACTTCCAAAAGGACTTCTTTACTGATCCTCACGGGACGCTCCTACCTATGGTAGAGCAGTTAGCAGAGCAGAAGGTGCAGATGGCGCTCCAGCGCATTGAGGCCCAGCATTCAGTCCAGCAGGACTTCGCTGATCCGACACTCGCTCCGCTCATTAAGGAATACGGCGAAGACTTCTCAAGAGCAATCCAAGAGATGCCGCAGAAACCTTATGAGTACGCCAAGCAGATGATGACTCTCTTTGCAGAGAATCAGCGTCTGAAGCAGCAGGCCGGTAAGGTTAGCACCGCTTCCACTATGGCAGCGGAGCAGAAACGTCTTGTCAAAGGAGAGGCTGCAATCACTCGTGACCCGCGTTCACCGAAACCAGATCCATACGTAGCCGCTAAGGCAGAAGCCGAAAAGCGCGGCATAGCTCTAGACTCACCTCGTTTCTCCACACTTTTGGCTAAATACCAAGGATAAATCACATGTCAGGCTCACAAGACCCTATCGCAGCTACGACCCTAGCTAACGTTGCACGCGGTGCATGGGATGGCGTCAGCGCCAACTACCCCGTGTTTCAGGAAATCAAGAAGGCTGGCGGCGTCGAATATGACGTTGCAGGCGGCTCTGATGGCTCGCAGCTCAATAGCTCCACCTACGAACTCAGTGGCGCAATCGAAGCTGGCCGTCAGCACCCGAGCATCAGCGCCCCTGGCACTGATATCTCTGCCCTCTACGTCCACAAGCAGCGTCATAAGCGCTGGACTGGCTCCTTTGGCGAAATCGTCAACGGCCAGGCTTTTGATCGCGGTGCCATGCGCCGTAACAAGGGCAGCCAGATCGTTGATCTGAGCAAGACAGAACTCCCCAGCATGGTAAAAGACACCATCGTTGGCACCAACGGCCTAGCCCATCAGATCCTCCAGATGAACGCTTCCGTATTTGCGGCAGCCGGCCTACCGATCTACGGTCTGCCGACCCTGCTCCCCGGTAACGGCTATGATGGCGTCAGCGCCTACGAAATGGGCGCTCTCTCCACCGGAGCATCTGCTGCAACTGGCACCGCCAGCGGCGACTACGCCCTCCAGGGCTTCACCCCGCCAACCGGCTCAGGCAGCGGCACTCTCACCAGCGCCATCCCTGCTTCGACCGACAAGGAAGTAGCCGTCACCAGCACCAGCCTCACCTACCTTGGGCTTCCGCTCAAGCCCGGTGCGATCACTGGCGTTGATAGCGTTCAGTGGGATGCTTGGACCCCGACCCTGGTTAACTCCGCTTCCAGCCTCTGGACCGGTACTGCCCAGGATGAAGATGATGCTATCGAGAAGTTCCTCTCATACCTCGTCTTCCGCCTGTCGCGCTTCTCGTCTTCGGACAAGAGCAAGCTCCCCAGCGTCGGCCTACTGGATCGCAACTTCTTTGAGTACCTAGGTGCCAAGAAGTCGAGCCGCGAAACCATCTTCGTGACTCCCGACCAGAAGACCCCGATGGTCCCTGACACCTCATGGCCCGTTCACTTCATCTTCCACGCCGGCGTCCGCTGGTTCTGGGATGAGAACATGCCGACCGACACCGCGTACTGCTATGCCGCTCAGCAGATGAAGCTGAAGGTACAGCCCCTGTACCGCGATCTGGAGCAGGGCAACCCGCTCAAGGTCAGCGGCGAGGACGCCGGCATCCTTGAGACTGAGATTACCCGCGACCCGAATCGTCGCCAGTGGCTCGCTTCCGCTACCTTCCCTGGGCAGCTCATCTGCGCTCCCCGGTACTTCGGTCGCGCCAGCAAGTACTCAGGCGCAGTCTGATAGAAACTGACCTAGCCCCTGCCGCCGTGTTGGTGGTAGGGGTACGGTTGGTATCCTTAGTGTCCCGCTAGTCGGGCAGAAAGATAAACTCACATGGCTACTCTCCACGCTCCCATCACCGTTGGCACCGCTTCCGCCAACGCTTCTCACGCTGCCGACCTAGGCAAGATCGTTTTCGTTAACGGCAAGGTATACGTGGTTGCTAAGTCAACCGCCGCTATCGCTGCTGCAGGCGGCAAGGGTGTTGTAACCGCTTTCAGCGCCGGCGTCCCGACCTGGAACGTTGCTCTCCCGACTGATGTTACCGGCGAAAGCTTCGGCATCATCCCTGACGGCCAGACTGGATCGACTGGCACCACCGGCCTCGTTGCTGGTGACTACTTTATGCTCCAGGTTTCCGGCCCGTTCGTTGGCCTATCTGGCGTTACCCTGCTCAAGACGACTGCCACGGCTCCTGGCTTGGCTGTTACCTCGCTAGGGTACATCATGGCTTACGCCAAGGTTACTTCGGTTACCGTATCGCTGCTACAGACCATCCGTAACACCAGTTACATCACCAACACCGCAGTCTGCTCTGCTGGCGATGATATCACTGGCATGCTCGCCGGTCTGATCTGATATGATGCAGCGGTTCACCGCCGCTGATTGTGACTACCGTAGAGATCCTGGTGTAAACTTCCCACTATTCGCAAGGATATTGGTAAGAATATCACCGGATCCTACGGTTGACACGATGGTTGAGCAACTTAAGGTGCTGCCACATGACCTGTACGCAGCCCAGTATTACTCCGGTTGCCACCATACTTGATAACCTGGAGACACCAGGATACCAAGTTGATGAGATGACTTTTCTAACTTATGGCGATGATCTTCTCGACTTCGCCATAGGCTTAGATTCCTACCATAAGAATCGTTGGCTGTTTAATTGTGAGCCACTGCCTAAAGAAGTGTATCATGGTGACGCGATCTGTGTAGGTTCTGGGCCATCTCTGGATAGTAATCTGCATATCATTAAGCAAGTGCAGGATAAAGTCCTCATTGTTTGCGCTCACTCTGCTGTTTTGAAGTTACTTGATAATGGCATTGTACCTCATCTGGTGACCCCTAAAGAGCGCTTACCAGATCCACCTAAGATCCCCAATAAGCTCCCAGAATCTATTATCTACGCTGGCCTACCAGTGGTGCAGTACGCTCCTGGGCAGTTCTCTAGACACTACCTCGTAGGTGATAGCGGGCGGGCAGCGGAGTGGATGGGTATCTATCGCCAGGATATCCAGATCCCTACCACTAGTGGGACCCTAAGTGCATCTGTAGCTGCATCGCTCTGCGCTGGTACCATATGGCTCGTAGGTCACGACATGGCACAGGGCCATTACGCAGGATTCCAGTTTAAGGAAGAAGTGGAGCATGGCACTATACCATGCGTAGATGGCATAGATAGACCTGCAAACTGGGTATACAGGCTGTGCAGAGCGGAGCTAGGAAGGCTGGCGGCGAATAGAACCGTAGTACAGACATCGCCACAAGGGGCTAAGATAGATAATGCGTTAAACGGGGTTCTAGAGCCATCTCTGGGCAAGCGTCCTGACCTATCGCCACGCCCCACGGACTACACAGTTAAGCCTCATCCCAACCTAGACCGTCTAGGGGATATTTTCCAGCGTGTAATCACGGTATGCGCAGCTGCAAAAGAGCCTAGTGATATGGACATGGCCAAGCTATTTTACAAGGCAGATTTCCCTATGGGCCTGTCCATTATGCAGCCAATCTGGCTACAATACTCGATATTAAGAAGGACTCTTAATCTTACTAATGAGCAGGTAACACCATGTATGAGGGAGTCTATCCTTAACGCGTTCAACGCCATGCTACCGTGGGCTAAGTCAATCCATGTATAACAAGCTCTGGCCTGAGTGGAACCAAACTAAACGTCTGGCTCACTACTACGCTATCAAATGCATGGCTCACCGGGTCCGTAAGTTCGGCTTTGAGGAATCCGTGAATCTCCTAGATCCTAGGAGCCTGGCTCTATTCGGATTATGTGTCCATGAGCCGTTTGCCACCAAGTGTTTAGAGCGTGCTATTGCTTGCGATCCTGAGATTTTGCGTATTATGGAGTCAACCGTATGTCCAACATAGTATACCACAGAGTCGGCAGCACACTGCGTGATGCCATTGTTGTTCAGAATGGCGACGGTACGTTTGTTACTGGGCTAGTAGATGGTGACTTTACAAAGAAGTTATCCAAGGATGGCACTGGCAACCAGTCCACCACCGGAGTAACCATCACTGAGGTTAGTGCAGCGAATAACCCTGGTGAGTATGAGGTAGAGGGAGCGTCCTCCGCATTCGTAGCGGCAAATGGAACCTACACACTCGTTCTAACCAGGACAGCTTCACCATCGTTCACCTATGAGCAGACCTACGTTGTAAACGACACCGGTACTAGCACCAGCACCCCTGCTAGTTTCACAGCTACAGCAGCAGATGGGCGAGTTACTGACGGCACTAACCCGGTAGCTTCAGCGTCTGTATACATCACCTCTGGATCTACCTTCATTTCACAGACCACTAGCGACGCGTCTGGCCTATGGGGGCCGATCTATCTAACTGACGGTACGTACACCGTTCGTGTCCAGAAGTCTGGATACACTCAGGTATCTGGCACCATTACCGTATCGGGTGCTACAGTAACTGGACCAGGAACAGATCTGGCTATGGCAGTCGGCAGCATCACGAACGCCATGGCTGCATCTCAGCTATGGGCTTACGCTCGCCGGATGGCAGTAGACCTTACCGGAACTAAGGCTGATATCATCATCAAGGGGGCAGTAAACGATGCGCTTGATATGGTGTCCAGTGAGCGTCTATGGCCTCACCTATTACGTAAGGGCTATCTCGCACTTAACGCTCCGTACTCGACTGGCACGATTGCGCTCGTCAATGGGTCGGCTACCGTAACTCTAACCACTGGAACATGGCCTTCATGGGCTGCGTCTGGCAAGCTGTTCATCAATAGCCAGATCATCGATATTGCAACCCGTGTAAGCGATACTCAAGTTACTATGGCTGACGTGTGGGGAGCAGATGGCATTTCTGGCACATACACACTCTACCAGAACGAATATGACCTACCCGACGATCTATGGCGTTTCCACCGCAATCTACCAGGCCAGCGCTGGGGATGGGGTGCGATGCCAACTGATCCAGGGCATGTCCTAGAAGCAGAGCATGGAGCATGCTACGGTCAGCGCTTTTCTGATATCTTCACCGTAATGAACGGCTCGTTTGTATGCTGGCCGTATCCTAGCGAGTCGGCAATGCTGGCGTACACCTACTACGCTAGGCCGGCGCGTCTCGTCTATGACACCGATATCGCTGACTGGGATCCTGTACATCTGGAAGTCCTAAAGCGCGCCATTGACTATCAACTTGCCCGTCAGATTGGTAAGGTAACAGCCGGTGACGCTGGAACCACGATGAATGCCTACAAGGAAGCTCTAGGGCGTCTATCTGCCCAGGACAAGACTCCTACTGATGTAGAGTCCGTTGGCGCTGACTTCTCTGTAGGAATCGGCAAGCACGCGATGGACTGGAAAAGGATACGCTAATGCCATGGAACGGGTACAACGACGGTGAGAATGACGTTAACGACAAGTGGGCGGCGCTAGAGAACTGTTCACTAGACACTAAGGGCGAGTGCCGGAGGCGTCTAGGATTCGGAGCTAAGGTAGACCTGTCGGCAGCCGTCATTCGTTCCGCCGCTGAGCTGGGTAACTACGCTCTGTGCGCTACTGCCGCTGGTGCCGTGCTATCTATCACACAGTCTACTGGATCCGTAGCCTCGCTAGCTACTGGTCTAAGCACCACAAACTGGCCGACTTGGGCCGGGATTAACGGGCGCATGTACTACACCAATGGCGTGGAAGTACGGGTATCAGATGACGGCACTAACTTCCGTGCTGTTGGTATTACTGCGCCATCTAACGCAGCTACCGCAACCCCGACTGGCAGCGGTGGAGTAGTTACCGCCGGAGTACACCTATTTAGATATAGGTACTATGATAGCACTCGCAACAGATACTCAGATCCGTCTGTGGCCGTATCAGCTACGGTAACTGCTGGTCAGACGGTAACGGTAGGGTACACGGCTAGCGGTGATGCCACCGTAGATAAGGTGATTATTGAGGTAACAGCCGCTGGGTCAGTTACGTATTACCGTGCTGCGACTATCACCAATAGCGGATCATCGACATCGTTTAACACAGCAGACGCTACACTCATCGTTGGGGTAATCGCCAGCCGTGATGGTGAGTTCCAGCACCAGGCACCGCCGGCCTATCACGTTATCCTAGAACATCGTCAGCGTCTATGGCTGCTAAGCACCAGCAACAATGAACTGGCATGGAGCCGCGCCCTATTCCCTGAGTCTTGGGATAGCCTCAACTACTCACGTAAGATAACCCTAGGATCCGGTGACGTAGCCTCTGGTATGATGGGGTTCTTCTCTGACCTCTACGTATTCGGTCAGCGCAGCATGAGTAGGGTTGTGTACTCCAGTGATCCGGCGGCGTCTATGGTAGTAGATGTTCCTGGGACATACGGAGTGTTCAACCAACGGTGCGTGTCAAAGATAGATGGTGGTATTATCATCGGCTGGGGCAAGAGCGGTGCGTGGGTCATCGATGCCATGCAGCCAAAAAAGATCAGCATAAACGTGGATGATCTTCTGGATACACTTGCAGATCCTACTAACGTTATACAGCGCTTCATCTGCTTTGAGCCTATCCGCCGTGAGGTGTACTTCTTCTTCCCGCTCGTAGGGCAGACTACCTGTAAGCAGGCATTCGTATACGGCCTAGACAATGGTGAGTGGGTGCTTAATAAGTACCGCCAACCTATAACAGCAGCCGTGCTAAATAGCCAGTATAGTGACCGTTGCCGGCTGATGCTCTTAGACTCCAATGGCTACGCATGGCGTGTAGGGGTATCTGCAAATGACGGTGGTAATGACGGTGTAGTAACGGTAACTAGTGGCAGCACCACAACCGTGGTAAACTGCGTCAACTCAGCCGTTGTAGGGCAGACTCTGTATAACCCTGCAACTGGCGAGGAACGGCTGATTACCGTAGCTACCGGGTCAGCAGTAACCGTAGCTGCTCTAGCGTTAGCCCCTACCGCCGGAACAGTAATGTACATTGGCAGCATACGCCAGCGTATGCTTACAAACTGGATACCCGGTGAAGGTGTAAACGAAAAGAAGCGTCCTACTAAGTTTATGATCGCTGTGCGCCCAGAAGGAGACATGGGTTCTGGTACAGTAACTTACTACCAAGACTTCTCTGCAACATCAGTAGGAGCCACAGCATTCTCATCAGACGCATTCGCAGAAGGCGTATCTGTGGTAGGCACACAGTTAACCGTAGACTTTGACGCTGGAGCAACTGACGGAATGGTAAGTGTACCGACTCCTGCTGACTGGAACCGTGTTATACGTGCAGAGATTATCGCAGAAACACCGTATGATGGCATACGATTTATCCAGGCTACCTTCCGTGATGATTCATCCATCAAGTCGGAAGAACAGTAATGCCGTTATCCAGTAACGCTCCGTTCTCTGAGTTCGGTCAGTCAATGATCCTACGGGATATTGAGCAGATTTACCTAGCACTCAATGGTGCTGGAGTAGGGTCCGCTGGAGATGGGCAGACGCAGGACCAGGCTGTTGCGCAGACGCAGGAGACTGGCGATTCTGGTGGGATTACAGATCTTAGTGGACTAGCTACCGTAGACTATGTTAACCAGCTAGCTAACCAGTTGCTAGACTCTATACCTACTGTTACGTACCCGATCAGCATCGCAAATGGTGGGACAGGGGCTACGTCTGCATCTCTGGCTATACAAAATATTGGATTTGTAGGTAATTCACAGTCGCTTTATACATCTGGTAGTGGTACATTTACTGCTCCCGCTGGCACTAAACAAGTATTAGTCATAGCAGTTGGTGCAGGTGGAGGTGCTTATACAGCTACAGGTATTGCATGTTATGTATCTGCAACTTCCGGTGGCGCAACTACACAGGTTGTAAATCGTGTTTCTGGTGGTGGCGGTGGTGGCGCTGTTGTTGCGCTCATTGATTATAGCACTAGCGGTCCGTTGTCGTACAATATAGGCGCAGGAGGAACAACCGGCGGTACGCCAACTTCTGGTGGTGCATCGTCTGTAACCGGAACATCCACCGCAGTTACGGCAGGAGGCGGGCTGTTACCAGTTTCTGTAGCCGCCCCTGGGCGTGGAGGTGGAGAGCCGGCTAACACAAGTTGGACAGGCGCTGGCGTGCTATGGGGATACTCGGTGATGGGACATCATGGAGATGGATATACGACTCTGTGGGGATTCCAGCAGGTAGGATACCCTGGCATACATCTCGCATCTCCTAGCGGATACCCATGTGGGCAAGGTGCTAGCGCAGCATCTTCCGCAGCAGGAACTGATGGTGCTATCATGTTTATCTACTAATTGCAAATCTATACAAACACATAGGATACAGACATGGCTACAGCCTTTAATTACTACCAGCCTACGGCAAAGCAGGCAGCCGTTAACCCAGCACTCAGTAAGCAACTTGCCGATGCGCAGTCACAGAAGCGTCTAGCAGACAAAGAGTTACAGCGTTCTCGTCAGTTTGTACCTGGTGGATTCGCTGGTTATAGGCAGGCTCCTACTGACACTTCTGCTGAGCAGCGGGTTAATGAGTTATCCCGTAAGCTAGGTGGCATGCAGGCGCAGGCTGGTGGTGGAGCTACTGATCCTGCCGCAGCTTCCCGTGACAAAGCACTAGCCATGACCGCTGGTGTCTCAGATCGCATCATGAACGATGAGCAGATCGCTGCTGCACTAGGGCAGATCGAATCTGGCATGAAGACTGGGCCGTACTCAGACGCTATCCAGCAGCAGATCGTCAACCGTAACGCTGACCAGTCTGCCGCTGCTGAGGCTGCTAACGCTGACCAGCTACGCAATGATGCTGCCGCACGTGGTCTAGATCCTAGCGCAGCACTACGCCAAGGCCAGGCTCAGCGCCAACAGTCCAACATCGCTTTCCAGGGTGACCTGAATACCAAGGCTACGCTAGCCAACTACGATGCCCAGCAGAACGCTGCCCGCAGCCTAGCGTCTGCTAAGCTTAGCCAGTTTGGTCAGGCTCAACCTGGCTACGGCCAGGCTGCCAACTACCTAGCCAATGAGCAGTTCACTAGCCCACGGGTTAGCTCAGTCCAGAACAACTCTGCTCCTACCATCGCTTTCTCTGGGAGCAGTGGCGGCATCAATGGCTCTGGTAGCAACATCCCTAACCCTAACTACAGCACTAGCACACTGCCGTCCTATAGCAACGTGCAACAGCAGGTAATCGCGCCAACTACGTCTGCGCCAACGGCATTTAAGCCTAAGACAAACTCGCCACACGTAAACGCCCCTAAGACAAACTCCCAGGGTACGGCATTCTCCTATAAGCCGCCAAATGCTGACGGGTATAACGCCACTGGAGCCTTTAAGTACGGACCTACCCAGACCTTCGGATACTAATATGCCTACCTTCACACGATCATCGTTTAACATGGGCGGCTCTTACCAGCCAGATGCCATGGACCAAGTAGAGCAATGGAACGCTAACCGTGGCGATCAGTGGTCACGCTACGCCATGGAATCCCAGAAGGAGCGCACCGCTGATGACTGGCGTAAAGAAGTAGCGCTCAAGCAACTTGGGCTACAGAGCGAGATGTACCAGGGTGGACGTGCTGATACCGCCGCTGCTCGTCAGGCAGAAGCCGACCGCTGGAGTAAGCAGTTCGGGTATATGCAGGGCAAAGACACGATGGAGAATGAACGCTGGGGCAAGCAATTCGGCCTACAGGAGCGGGCTGCTAACCTGCAACTTGGAGAGTCTGAGCGTCTAGCGCAGGAGCGTGCCGCAGAAGCCGCCGCCCTAGACTCCATGGACTTTAGTTCACTTGGTGCTAATGCTGGATATGCAAAGGCTGCTCCACGTGGGCTTAAAGCACAGATCGCTGCTCAGATGCTAACCCGCAGCATGGACAAGGCTATGCGCCCAGAAGACCGTGCTGAGCGTGGCGAGGACGTTCGTGGGTCAATGGCCCTAGAGACTCTTAATAAGTATGAGCAACAGGGCAATCTAACGCCACGTGAGTCGCAGGCATACGCCAAAGCATCAGCCGAGGCTCAGAAGCAGGGATATGGCGGTACTGGTGGGTCAGAGCCGCAGCAGATAAAGGCGCAGGAGTTCGCAAAGCAGCAAGCCCGAGCTATTATCAAGCAGGCAGATGATCTAGCTGGTGGGCTTATGGGCTACGCCAGCGAGGCTGATATCCAAGCTATCGCAGACGCCACCGATGATCTAGCTTCGATCATGGAGCGTGCTGGTTACAAGCCAGAGGATATCAACGCTGTCATGCAAGAGATTCAGACTCGTCTAGAGAAGGTTAACGCTAACGACTTCCGCACGGCGGTAAGGTAATAACATGTGGCCAATCGTCCTATCCGTAGTCGGCAGCCTTCTACCGTCTATCGTTGACTCGCTCCGTTCTGGTAAGTCCCCAGAGGAAGCAGCACAAATTATTGCCCCTAAGCGCCAGGAACTTATCGACCGCTTAGTAGGATCTGGACTAGCCGGCCCAGCCGCAGAAGCTATGGCTGATGAGGCTATGAAGGGTGAGTTAGAGAAGGCTCAGTTACCAGAGGCTATGAACCCGCTGGTTATGTCGGCATTATCAGTAGCCGGTATGTTCGGTGGTATGAAGGCTGGTAACATGATTAAGGCTAACCGTGCTGCTAAGTTGGCAGCCGGTACTACAGCAGCGGGGGCAGGTGCAGCAGGAGTTGCGGCTACCGCTCCTAAGACACCAGCCGGCGCACCTTCTGCTGAAGAAGTAGCGATGACCGGTAAGACCAGCGATATCCGTGGGATGGGAGCATCTAGCCCGCTACCTATGTCTAGCCCGCTGCCTATGTCCACCGATATCAGCAACATGGGCAAGGTCAGTACGCTACCTCCAGCCCGTGGTGGAATGCGGGCTATGTCGGACCCCGTTAGCGATATCGTCCCGCCGCGTCCTGCTGATACACCGTTCCCGCCACGTGACCGTTTCGGTGGAGTAGCCAGCGAGCTATCTCCGCTACCAGGACCAGCACAAGTACCGGAATGGGTACGTGGCGCACCGAATCCATCGGCATCAGTAGTAGATAACATGGTTGCTAAAGGGCCTTTCCCAGCAACTATGCATGGATCTGTTACTCCTTCTAGACTGCAACCTGGACTAACCGATCGAGACATGCAGATCGAAGAAATAATGAAGCGTATGCAGATGGAGGAAATGCAGGCCGCTCGTATGGCTTCTATGCCACAGGCTCCGCCTAGGTCTATGCGTACCGTTGGAGAGCCATTGATTCCACCTTGGGAACGCTAATCTAGCATAACAACATGCCAGATCCATTCGCCCCAGAAGGTATCCTGCCTAACGTCCTGCGCTGGATAGACCGTCCTGGGCAGGCTGTTCGTAACGTATTACGTGGTAATCCTGCTGCCGCTGGCCGTCAGGTACTCGACTTCCTAACCGAGCCAGTAGACGCTGCTATCCCATTCTGGGACGCTATCCCAGAGGCTACTACTCGCCAAGACTATGTGAGTGGATCTGAGTTAGTTGGAATCGATCAGAACAGCGCTATCGCCCGTACCGCTGGTGACATAGGCGTAGGCATCGCAACTGACCCACTGACCTACCTTAGCTTCGGCATGGTCCCAGCAGCTAAGGGACTAGCCAACGCTGGCAAGTACACCATTGAGGCTGGCATCCCGTTCACTGGTGGCGCTGGGCGTAAGGCGCTAGGCTACTTTGAACAGGCAGTAGACCCACTATCGCTCATTACCCGTGGCGCTGATACTGGTATCAAGAAGGGCATCAGCACCGTAGACAAGCTCACTAACACTGGCACCGTAGCTGGCAAGCAGTCCAGTAACCTACAGGCTTATGATGGCTTAAAGGCTGGTATGCGCCGTGCCGTAGGGGCAGAGGATATATCAGATCCTATCCGAAAGATTATGCAGGAAGGTACGGCTCTAGGATCAGCCGCGTCTAAGGTATGGACCAGCCAAGTAGATAACCTCATTAAAGGACTAACCAAGGAGGAACGTGTCCTACTAGGGCAGGCTGCTCATGGCGTTGACCTAGGCACTCTCAAGCCAGGCGCTCAGGTTACAGCTGTACCTCTGGGTAATGACTTCATCCAGAACATCGATGTCTTAGCCCAGCAGCACGGCTTAGACGCCACTAAGCTCAAGAGCATTGGCGATACTATCTCAGAGATAGGCCAGCGCCAGTATGATGAGGCGGTAGGTAAGGGCGCGATGTATGCCACTCCTGGTCAGAATCAGCAGTATATGTCCCGCCAGTGGCTATCTGAGGCAGAGGACGCTGGCCTAGCCGGGTCGCCTAATGCACTCAAGGCGCGCCAGCTTACCACCCCAGATGCCGTAGCAGACTACCTCAACAAGAGCCAGCCCACCGTAGGTCTTGAGCTAGACGCTGGGCGTCTCATGCTTAACAGGGCGCAGCAACAGGGCAGGATGCTAGAGCAGGCACACGTTGCAACGTCTGTTGGTGGGGTAGGCACGCTGGCTAAGGACTTAAAGACATCCGCTAGTGAGGCTATCGACCAGATGTCTAACCTGGCACGGGATGACGCACACGCTCTACGGCAGGCTATCGCTGGTATGCCGCCACGGCAGGGAATGTTTAAGGCACTAAGAGCCGTAATGCCTAGCCCCGTCAAGGGAGCTATGGTTTATGGCGTAGTTCTGCCTAAGTTTGGCTCGTTGCTCCGTAACAAGATCGGTATGGGGCTACAGGCTGCCGCTACGCCAGGCGTCCGTGAGCAGGCTATGGCGCACCTGCGTCCCGATAAGATCCTCTCTGAGATGGGAAAGGCGTGGGATGAAGCCTATGGCACGGCCATGTTTGGCAAGGCAGATGACCTGTCTGTAGATATGGACCTTATCAATAAGGCTTTCGCTGGGGCCAAGCAGACTGATGACGTAGGCAAAGAGCTTATCAAGAATGGCCGTCCAGATCTAGCCGACGCTGTTAAACACGGTGTCCTAGATGGCTTTGTAAGTACTGAGGAAATACTTACTAAGGCTACACGCGATCCTAAGTGGCAGAAGTTTTGGGATATCTATGAGGCACCTGGACGGATGTTCCAGTCGCTAGAGCAGCGTGGGCGTCTGATGACGTTTAAGAACCTACGCACCGCCGGCAAGACTCCAGAGGAAGCAGCTAAGCTAACTAAGGATGCGCTCTACGACTACCGGATTAACGCCCCAGAGAACCGCAATCTACGTGACGTTCTACCGTTCGGGCAGTTCATGGCTAAGGCTATCCCGCAGTCTGCTAAGTGGATCAGCACCCGCCCGGTAGCCGGTGTAGGTGCAGCACCGCTGTTCTACGATGCCAGCGGCGAGGAAGGTCCAGTCTACCCGTATATGCAGGGCAAGAGCCGTGTCAGCGCTGGCCTAGATGAGAATGGAAACCCGCTGTACCTCACCGGGTTTGGCTTGCCCATGGAAGCTATCGATACCATCCCTAACCTATCCGGTGGATTCCGTGAGGCTGGGCGTGACGTATCACAGGGCTTACTCAGCAGCACCAGCCCTATCCTAAAGACTGGCGCAGCATGGGTAACTGGCAAGGATCCGTTCTTTGGTAGCTCATGGGGCAGCTACGATAAGATCCCAATGGTAGGGAACGCTGGTGCAGCAGGGCGTGCCTACAACATGGTCGCTGGTACTGGCGCACTAGAGCCATTTGGCGGCGGTATCCTGCGCCAGCTAGGGCAGGCTACTGATGAGGCTAAGCCTGGCGTAGCACGCGCACTAGACCTAACCACTGGTGCTAAGCTTGTATCTGTAGATCCAGACGTAGCCCAGCAGAAGGTCATTACACAGTACCTAGAAGGTCGCCCTGACGTACAGCAGTTCCGTACTTTTTATCAGCAGGATAAGGATCCTGAGTTCACCAGCCTCATGGGTGAGTTACGTGCTGCTAAAGCCCGAGTGAAAGAGAAGAAGCTCGCCGCCGAGCAAGCCGGTCTGTAAGCAGCATATCAGCGATCTTAAAGTCAAGTGGATCGTTGATATCAAAGGCGTCTTCCCGTGAGATAGGTACGCCGATCACGTTACCGAATCCTAGCACACTACGGGTAGTGATGAGGCTGCTTACTCTAGTGAGATAGACGGCAGAGTTTTCCTCCCATAGCGGAGTCCGATCCTGCTGCCGGCGTGGGGCGTTCTCATCTAGCCTGGTAAGCAGTTCTCCGTTCTTACGCCATAGATCACCACGGTACTCGTTAACCGTCATAACGCAGTCAGTGTACTCGGTCTGCTCTGTGTGTAGCACAGATAGGATTACGTTAGACTCACGTAGTGGCGACGTAGGGGGAAGGCACAGTACGTGTGTATAGCTATAATCATCGCCAATGGCATGTATTAGCGCATCCTCAGTCCTGCTGATATCCGTACATATACGCTCCGGCCTGTCTAACGTACTTGCCCCATAATCTTTTGCTATTCTAGCAGTGTACTCAGAATCGGTGCTTACAATAGGATCCATACCAGCGCGTTGTGCAGCAACAATAGTCCACGCTATAAGCGGAATGCCTCCACATATAGCGATGTTCTTATGCGGAATACGCTTAGATCCCCCACGTGCAGGGATAACACAGAGTATCTTCATTAGTAGGTCTGCCTCTTCGTTGTGAGGTTCACATCCTTATGGTACTTCTCTAATACGTCAACAATCCTAGGAGATGACTTGCCATCACCATATGGGTTATCTATAACTCTGGTCTTCCACTTCCACTCATTAGCATCACGCACCGCTTGCACGATAGCCTCTGGATCCCAAGTCGGCACATCGAATACGTTGTCGCCACGTTCGCGCCCCAGTTGCCTGTTACCTACATTTACAGCCAGAGTCCCGTAAGTAGGAGCCTCTAATATACCGCTACTGCTATTCCCAATTAGGCACTTGCAATAGCGAAGATGGTCTAGGTACTGCTGACGCGGCATGTTGCTAATTACGCCATCCGGTAGGTGCTTATAGATTTCCCGCCAGCCAGGATCATTATTCGGTGCGATCCACACCTTACGGTGCGGCAGCTTATCACAGGCTGCCTTAAGTGCTAGGAACTGCTTCTCTGCGTCTTCTACTTCATCCGTGGTAGGGTGCATCACCACTAGGTAGAACGGTTCCTCCATAGGACGCTTAGGAGTATAGCTCACCATCTCGTCAAGTTGTGGAGCGCCAGTATGCTGGCATCGCCATGGTTCCTCTCCCATAGATATGAGACGCTGGACACACTGCTCCGTAGATGCTAGATGCATATGGCATAGCTTGGCCATAGCCATACGTGCAGCGTTATCGATGTTACCGCTAATCTCGCCCGCTTGGATATGGGCCGTAGGGATATAGGAGTACGCACCAGCAATAGCGCCCATAAGCTGCTCGCCACGGTCGCCAGCTAGGATGAGCCAGTTTGGCTTGTAATGCGGCAGTAAATCATTGAACGACGCCAGCAGATTGCCCAGGGCGCTTGCGTGGCTATCACGGCTGTGATGTTTATCCATCTCTACAAGATGAATGTCCCCAACGTCTAGTTCTTTCCATGTTGACCCATGCGCTTTTGACAGATGCATGTTGGTTGCAACAACATTGCACTCATGCCCACGCTTCTGCGCCTCCATGATCACCGGGCGGATATACCCCCACTCACCACGGCTGCCGGTCAGGAACATGAGTCTCACTGTAACATCTCCTCTGTTAGCATCGTGTTAGCCGGGATATCCAGCTTGGCTAGCCGGTCGATGTAGTTATGCATCTCCTTAGCAGGGATACCAGTACCAGGGCGCTTGCTCCAGATGGCATCCTTTGTGATAGGATTACCAGCCTTCACAGGCTTAGTGATGACCAGAGAACGGTACGCCCAGGCGCGGACAGGCTCTTCCAGCTTGTGGATATTCTTCCCAAGGTTTGATCCACGCGCATACTGTGCTACACTGGCAGCCTCACAGAGTGTGCGTAGATCTTCCTCACCAATAGACACGTCTTTATCTGGGCCATAGGCATGGTGCGATAGGGTAACGTGCTTCTCAATGACGCTAGCCCCTAGGCCCATAGCCATGACGGAATCATGGATAAGCGGATAGTGCGATGAGTAGCCGTAGATATCGCAATAGCACTCCAGTTCCTTGAGCCAATAGACGTTCAAGTCCTGCGTATGCGGTGGGTACTCGCTAACACAGTGCATAAAGATAGTGCTGCGCGGAAGGTACTCAACTAGGCTAATGACTTCCTTTTCAGTACACATCCCGGTGCTGACGATCATCGGCTTGCCTAGGCGCATGATGTTGTCTAGGGTCGGGAAGTCCTGCGCCTCACCGCTGCCGATCTTAAACGCTGGAACCAGATCGTTAATCTCCTGAGCAGCCTTCCAAGAGAACGGGGTGCAGAGGTAGGTAATGCCCTCCTGTATACAGAACTTCTTGAGTTCACGGTGCTGATCCAGCGTAAGAGCGTGGTCCTTGAGCCACTGGTACAGCCCTTCTTCTGGGAGGTTGTCAGCTAACGGACCGCTATCCGGTAGCATTTCCTCATCTGGGAGATGGTGCTGGAACTTGACGGCATCTGCACCACAGGTAGCAGCCATACGGACTAGAGCCTTGGCGTAGTCCATGCTGCCCATGTGAGCATCAGCGCACTCAGCGATGACGTAAGGCTTGTGACTAGGGCCGATAAGACGCCCGTCGATGCAGATTTCCATAGGATCCTGGTTGGGTTAAAGCGGTGTAGGGTTGCGCCCTAGGATCCTCAGATCACGCACCGCTGTGGTGTTATACGCTGTGCTTTACGCAGTCAACTGCTCGACTTCACCCGTCAAGCCACGAATGTCGATGACGTTCTTAGCCTCCCAAACGCTGGCATAGTGGGTAGCGTGGTAGCTGGTGTTCATGCACCCGCCGACCTCGTACCAATCACCAGTGGTGGTGTTACGGAAAGCCCATGGCGTCTGCCAGTAGAGCGGACGGGGGCGGTTGTTGTACTGGATCCGGATAACGAAAGCCAAGGGAGTTCCTTTGGCAAGGAAGGAGCCTGTCCCTTCGTTTGGCACTCTTATATATCAAAGCCTAAACAATTAGCCAGCCCCAAGATAATCCCCTAGATATCGCGCATGCAGACGCTACTGATAAGCCAGCCTTCTTAGCTGCGCCTACAGTTGAAATCCCATCCTTTTTTAACATCTTATATTTTCGTACCTGTTCCTCAGTGAACTTACTATTAACGTTCTTTTCACCCTTGGTATTTTTACGCGGTGGTACTTCCCAAGGTTTATTACCAGGCTTTACTTTTCCACGCCTATTTAGCCAATACTCAATTTCTGACATTTCACCTAACTCTCTACAAAACTCTGACGATCTATCAACCTCTGCTTGGATCCTTGCAGCTCTGGCCTCATCAAAAGTCTTGTATCTGCCGATATATCTATTAATACCCTTAGACATAATGGAAACCTGCCATACTCCTCTCGTGCAATTAACTCCGCATCTACGCACATTCCATGCATTTTCATGATCTGTTACAAATCGCAGGTTAATTTTACGGCAGTCTAATTTATCCCCGTTTTTATGATCAACAACTTGGTCTTGATTGGCGTCCATAATCATCCGGTGTAGATAAAAGTGCTTCTTGTTAATCCTACATCTAGGGTACCCTCCATCACATCTCCATGTATTTTCCAGAAACGACTGTTTAATATCATCATCTACAATAACGATCTCGCCGTCTGTGGTAGTTAATGTTTTAGTCATGAAAAGCATCTTATAACTAGATACTATTATATCAAGACATTATATGTTTGGAGTATCTAACTTCCCTTCTTGGGGCGTTTCTTCTTGGGATGTTCTAAGCGGTATCCACGCTTCCACAAGACTTCTGTAATGTCATTGGCTAATCTAGCCACATCTGTCTCACACAGAGTCGGCATAGAAGCATGGATAGCCTCATGGATGCAAGTGTCCTGGTAGTCACGACTTAGGACTTTAACTGGCGGTATAACTATGGACTTGTTCTGGAGCGTAACGCCCATGTTGTCGCTGATAATGACGGACCACTCACCTGTTGATAGGTTAGCCCAGAAGTCATTGCCAGCGTGGATCATCAATACCCTTTTAGCTTGAGAATTGCATTTGCAATACGCGATGCCCGGTCGATGTCTCCGCGCTCTAGCATCTCACGTAGGGCTATGAGCAGCATGGGGATGTTGTGCATTAGGGTACTTCCCTTGTCCACCTTCCATCAGCATCTAGATTCATTGACAGAAGGGCCGGCTCACCATCTACGATCTTACCAACATTGAGCAGCGGTCTACGAATGTCCCGCTTGTTGTAATTGAATGCCCTGTGGTCTGGTGCAATCAAGCACCCGAGTTGCATCCCGAATAGCCGGCGGAAGGAAGTCTGAGCGTAGACGATGCTGGACTTGCTATGCCAGTGACCTGCTACAACACTCGTTCCGTTACGCATCATGGCTAGCTCAATACTTGGACCCCAGCTATGGCGGAATACAACGTGATGTTTACCGCACGGTACGATATGTTCTTCTCTCCAGTCCCATGAGGTAGTCTCTAGGAGCCTGTTGATCTTTACGATAGCCTGGGCAGGTATACCAAATGTAAAAGCCTTACGATCTATGAGACTATCATGGTTGCCAATACAGACCTTAGCCTTAGGGAATGCCTTAACCCACGGCTTAAGAGCAGCGCGGATTAGGTCTAGCTCATCGTTGGCATTTGGTAGCGTGCTGTCCTTCTCATGGTATGACACGCTATGTAGATCAGCGATATCACCTATAAACACAGTGGTTTCAAGCTTGTACTTCTCCTGCACCGCTAGGCAGAAGTCCATCGCATCCTGGTGCTGGTTAGGCATATGCATGTCAGACACACATAGGCACGGCTTCACTTTAGCATCTCCACGGCTTTAGTTAAGCAGTCAATAGCCTTAATAAGATCAGCCTTCTTATTACCCTTCTTTTCGCAGCGAGCGATATACTCAAACGCTGCCATGATAAGATGGTTAGTAAAAGCGTTAGTGCCAAATACCTCACGCTCTACCGTATGAATATCACCGAATGACATGACGTAGTGCTTAGGTACCGTTGCGCTAGCGGTAGGCTTATACTCATGGCATTGCTCAACGCTAATCCGGTCATCACCCTCAATAGGGCAGTTGATATCCTTCTTCGTGCATGACAAGCATAGGCCCTTACTCATCGTACCACCATGATTGCTTTAACGTCTTCTAGATTATACTTGCCATCAAAGCACCGGCACCGGCAGCGCAGAAAGCTACGCATAGCGGTTAGATTAACTGCAAAGTACAGCGCCAATTCACTTTCCGTAAGCATGTGCTACCTCTTTAATTGTGCGGACTGCTTCTTCTGCTGAGTAGACCACGTGAACATCACCTAGCCAGGATCCGTGCCATAACTTCTGCTGTGGCGTAAGTTGTCCACCTTTTACTTTTAATTCCAGCAATATGTTATGTAACTTATAGCCTACTAGAAGATCTGGGACACCGCGACCGCATTTTGATAGGTCGGTCACGGTTGCCCCAGATTCGCGCAAGGCTTTGACAATCTCGGATTGGCAGGCATCAACCTTGCACGCGATCCTCATTAGAACCGGCTATCAACCATAAGAAATGGTGGATCCTCGGAACTAGCACCGGGACCAGGATCAGCAGGCTTGCGCGGAGTCTGAGCAGGCTGCGCGGTAGTTGCGCTAGGTTCCTGCTTTTCACGTGCGCCTAGTAGTTGAACGTTGTCAGCATCGATATCCAGCGACTCACCGTCCGTGCCATCCTTCTTCTTGTACTTTCGCATATGCGGCTGGCCGCGCACGGATACCGCAGTCCCCTTTAGGAGATACTGCGCCAGTCCATCACTCTTGGACCAGTAGTTGACGTTCCACCACGTAGTTGACTCTACGTCCTTACGCTTGCGAGACACGGCTACAGAGAAGCTGATAACCCAGCGTTCTCCTACCTGCTTGGCGTCCGCGTTACGCCCTAGGTGGCCCGTGAGACTGGCATAGGCATCATTCGGCATCTGATAACTCCTTGGTTTCTTGGTTTACAAACTGGTCGTAGATATGGTCTTCCCATTCTTCCTCAAACTGCTGTTGGTCATTTCCCATTTCTATTATCCTTTAACTCCAGAAGCATAGTAGCTAACTGTCTCCAGTCTCTATTGGCAACTTCGGATACCATCTTCTTTACCTCTGACTCCTTAGACTTCATCTGCTTACGCACTTCTGCCCTAACAATAGCAGTTACTTCATTTTTAATAACTTCACGAAGTAGATCAGCTAATGTGTCGCCATTTTCATGGTCTCCAGTAATGTGTTCTAAATCTATAGATAGCTTCATATCACTTTTCCTTCGTCAGAGTTGTATATCGCAACTGATCGGTAGCCTCACTAATCAGCAACCGGATATTATCAGTGTGTGATGCGCCCCACTCAGCGATCAGAGCCTTTTCCATCTCACCGGGCGGTAGTAGCTGGCGGATCGTGGGGAACTTTAGGAACGCATCGTCGGCGTACTTCTGAGCCTTAGATGAGAAGCTATCCTCATCACGCCATGAGCGCTGTCCACCCTTGGATCCTACCTTAAATCCAGTCTGTTCACCAGACTCAGCAGCCTGGATAATGCGGTCCTTTAATGCGCTCTCAATGTTCTTGGCCCGCTTCATAAGCGCTGCTAACTTGGAGTACATAATACCAGCCTGCTGGATAGGCATGGCGTTCACGTCGAGATTGTCAGCGATAGCTACAGTCAGGTCGGCGGTAGTCACTTCGCTGGCTTCCTTACACTTGGCTTTGTTGGCGCACCAGGAACAGCCGGGATTAGGGATCTTACGGTGTAATTCACGGTGGATATGGTTGTTTTTGATACGCTCTATTTCACACGCCAGCGCAGCCTTATCGTGGTACTCAGCCGGGTAGCCAGCTACCCCAGTGGTGTAGTTAAAGAACACCACACGGACGCTATGCACGCCAAGGTGAACCATGGCGTTGAGTGCGTAGGACTTACCCTGTGCGCTATCCTCTGCGTTATCACTTCCCTTCCAGTCAATGACTACAGCCATGTCATCACCCCATGCCAGCACGTCTGCTGTGCCGCCTGTCCCTTCGATTACGCCGTCTAGCCACTTCTCTTGTAGGATATTCCATCCTGGGTTATCTTGCCTAAACTGCTCAAGATATGAGATACACCGGTAGTAACACTGGACCTCGTAATCGATAAGCTTACTGCTATCGCTAGTGGCTACAGCAGCATGGATACGGGTTCCGCGCTGGGCCTCTGGACCGCTAGGGCCAGACTCCCAGTGGGGGCAGATTGCCCATTGAGCCAACCTGCTGCCGCCGTAGGGATCGTGATGCTCAGACATTCCGGCAGCCCTTCATTGCGGCAATCACCTGTAGAGCCTTATCCGGTGGGATATCTGCGGCCTTTGTGATAGATACGCCTGCAACATCGCTAGCCACTCGCAGGGCTTCTTCCTTGCCAACTCGTGCGATGGCTTCACGGACAGCCTGCGCTGGATCCTCGGCTACTTGAGCCTGTACTACGACAGGTGCAGGAGCTCCGTCTGTTAGCCATGACTTGATGATCATCGCCAGTTCCTTGCCAGGCTTATTGAATACCTTGCCATCAAGCGCCGGGCAACGGGTCTTCCCAACCACAAAATCATGGTCCATCGTCAGCATACCCTCAATATCCATCTCGAATTGGAAATTATCACGCATTTCCGGTGCCATTCCTACCTTCTTGACCTCTACCTTGCCTGCCTCGTTTTTAGTCTTCTCGTATTCTTGTTTAGCACGAAGACACACGATGACGTGTATAGGGGCAGACAGGATAGACTGTATTAGCTTATTGTAGATTGGAGTTACGTTCTTCCACGCAGCAAATGAGTCGGCCTTCCAGCCCTTTGCCGACATTTTCTTAACCTCATCATCTACTAGTTCAAGGAACCCGCCAATACCATTCCATGCATGGGTGAGAGAGTCAATAATGATAACCTCAAATCCAGCGGCAGCAGCACCGTTGATGGCATCAATGAAGTGCTGAGGGTGGTAGTTGCCACGAATCTCAGCGACCTGGAACCCGTTGAACTCAGATGCGTACTTGCTAGCCGAGCCATGTTCTGTGTCGATGAAAGCAACCTTGTCGATACTAGACGCAAGATGCGATGCAATAGATAGAGCGCTATAAGTTTTTCCCCCTCCACTTGGGGCCTGCAGGGCTAGGCGGAGACGCGCCTGGTGCTTAGTTGCTTTGGAGAACGTGATGCTCATGGGGTGTCCTTCTGAAGCGTGTGCTTCCATGATTGTCCGCTGAGTATTAACCCAATTGTGTATCTGGAAACAAGAAACCGTTTGGCTATTTCTGTCCGTGTCATACACGGATTATCGCTATGTAGTCTCCGTATCTCTATTACATCACTTTCTTTAAGTTTACTGTTCGGAATCTCTGAACCATGAAGGCCGCTACCGTTTTTATTATGCCTTCCTTTGCTCACCATATCTTGGACGTTTTCTTTTCTAGTACCCCAGAACATGTGGTTAGGGTTGATGCATTTCCGGTTATCACACTTATGGCAAGCGTCTATATGCGGAGGCATCCAGACTCCATGCCACATGGTAAGCATAGCTCTATGGGCCGTCATCACAACCCCACCGTATGAGCATTGACCATACCCAGCCTTAGCCATGATATAGGCATCCCACTCCCAGCAGCCAGAGTCGGCCAGCGTTACATGGGACACCAAGCGCATAGCGTCATTAGGAATCATGCCATCAAAATTATTCATCAAAGCATTTGTTATCTTACTATTGATGAACTTCTTAGGCTTATGGTTGTTTTTAGTATGTCTCATGTTTCACCCATGTTCTTAATTATACTGGTCTAATGCATCATTAATGAGCTTTCGTGCCATCACCAGATCGTTTACACGCTGGCCTTTTATGATGGCTTTAAACACATCATCTGGGTTACGGCAGTCTTCTAGACCTAGCACCTCTGCTGCTTTGAGGTAGAGATGGGTGTAGCAGCTACAGCGGGTAGGGGTTGTCATTTAATTTGCTTTCTTGTAGCGCCATACGTGCTTGCTCATAGCATCACACTCCGTTCAAAAGGGGTTTTGCATTCCGCAGAGTTGAGCGCATATCCATGCCCACCGCTACACGCCGGGCAATCCTGTGACCCGCTATGCGACTCACGTTTCCGCCAGTTATCTGCCTCAGAATCGGTTAGGTATCGCCGGTAGCCGCAGAATTCGCAGGCGACAACTGGTTGATTGAATAGACGTAGCTTCACGGTTTCTCTCCTGTCGGGTATCCGCCGCTCATCCTGCGCACGTATTCAACCCTGCGCTCCCAGGCTAGGTTGTCTGCATACCTGGCGCGTGTCATGGCGGCTTCATAGAAGTACGGGAAACAATCCGGGTCGTTATGCATCCACATGCGCCACCATCCGTGAAGTCGTTTGCGGAGCTTCATTCCCGTTTCTCCAGCCGCGCAACTCTGTTCCGTAGGTCCTGAACGGCCATGCCAATTAACAACAGCAACATGCACTCAATTAGGCTCATTTCTGTTTCTCCACATGCCGCAAATCAATAACTTTTGGATCCGCCGGGATAACAGTATCAGGCCGCTCGCAATAGTTGATACCATTAAGCGACCAGCACGCGACTCGATACACGCCGTATCCTAACCACGGGAACCAGAGCCAGGCGACAAGTCCGAGCGCCATCACGGGGATCCCGATCTTTGGCTTTTTATCGGATGTCCACACCATGGCCCCAATCACAGTCATGACGATTGTGATAATGCCACCAAGAAGCTGCAGTCCGAAGACTAGATTGGCGGAGTCGCTCATTTCTGTTTCTCCAAATCCCGCAGCACAGCCCGTGCGGCTTTCTCGCCGGTGTCGCGGTAGATGCAGTGGACTTTTCGCTCCATCAGCGGCCCGGTGTGCTTCCAGATGCGCCAGGTGGTCTCATCCGTGTCGATGGCGTTCCCGCGCTTGAGTCGGTACGTCTTCACTTGCCATCCTTTGTTGGAGCCGCATTGGACGGCTGATCAGTGCTGTTGGATGCCTCAAACGGATCGACGATATGCACGGGGAACGGCGTCGGCTGTTCGCTAAACCGCCAGACCACGCCTTGGCTCGGCCCGAAGTAATCATCGAAGAACTCGCGGCCAACCCGCTCCCGGCAAACGAACCCGGCGCGCACCGTCTTGCCAACCAAGTTATATTGGTCGAAGTGGCGGCTTAGAACTTCAAGGGTGAACGCGCTAGGTAGTATCACCAATTCGCCTTCGCTGCCATCGACGCTGGTCCAGAACTGCGTCCCGTGGGCGAAGTCATCTTGATACTTCTTCCACATGTACCGTGTGACACCAGACGGCCGGCATCCAACAAGTTGATGCACCGGAGCCGCCTTCATGTGGTTTTCGTTATTCATTTGGTTTCCTTGTCGGCGGCCCGGTGATCGCTGGCGTTCGATTCCACAGTCTGCGCGAACAACACCGGACCTTTTGCGACGGCTGCTCTCGTTGCCCGACGCAGGCGATGCGCTGGCAGACATTCAAATGCCGCTGCCCGGATCATGGCACACAGCATGTCCCTGGCCCACTCCATGCGCGCCCATCCGCCATCATACCCAAAAGGGCCAGAACCAGGCACACGCAGCCAGATGCAACCAAGCCAGCGACGTTGAATGATCCAGCCGGCTGCGGTCGGCTTAAACCGATAGTCGTTCCTCATGCATCACCCGAAGGAATCGAACAAGTCGATGCAGCCCGAGCGGGCGACGCGCCCGCCGGCTGATCTTTGGCGTTGGGCGGATAGGTTTCAGTGAAAGCCGACATCTTCCCCCCTCGAAACGGCAAGCTCTAGCCCCTCAATAAATAATAGGGTCTTAGCTCGCCAGTTTCCGACATGCCCGCCGCCGTCACCCTCTGGCAACAGCGGCAGAATCTCACGCAGCCTTGCGGCTAATGGCTCCGCCTGCGCCGGATGGATAACCCCTTCGCAATCGCAATGAGCGATCAAATAAACCAGCGGGTCGGACTGCGGCTTGTCCCATTCGCCCATCAAGTTGGCGTCGTCAATATGCCCCCAATCCAGCATGACCGTTGGCGTCTTGTGTGCATCGTCATAGACGACCGGCCAGATGGCATACCCGGCGGCTTTGGCGATGGCTTGACGCCACCGCATAAATGCCGAATAAGCTCCATCCCAACAACCATGTGATGTATTGAGGCCCATGTTATTTCGTCTCCTGTGACTTCGGCATGCTGGGCCATTGCCCGAAGCACAAGGGTTTGGAAAACTTATTCACTCTGCCACCTCAATTCCCGCCGCCTTAATGGCATCAGCGCAGCGGTCCCGACACTCATTAAATCCATAGGCTTCCGCCCATGTCTCATGCGATGCGGACATGGCGTACTTCACCTCCGGCGGAAGCGTCACCTTCCTAGCCTTCAAAGCGGCGACCTCGGCGCGTAACCCGCGGATGCGCTCAATAACGTCGCTTAACCCCTGTGTCTCTGGAGCTACAGCATCGGCAATATCACGATAGGCTGACTTCAAAGCGGCGACCTCTGCTCGAGCGGCGTCCCGGTCTTTTTCCGCTTGCCACGCATCGCCAGCGTGCTTCTCGATTTCGTTATTGAGCGCGTGGCATTCACGCTCCCTCCGCTCTCGTTCTTCAATAACCGCATTCTTGAGCGAGGCGACCTCGGCGCGGAGTGCGTTAATAGCCGATTCAACAGCCCCGTGCTTCTGTATGTCGAGCCCAAATAGCGCGCATATTCTAGCGAGGTCCACGCAAGTGTCAGCATGCCGTTCCCGTTCCTCGATAACCGCGGTCTTTAGCGCGGCGACCTCGGTGCGGGCGTCGTCCCTCTCCAGCAGCGCGTTGGCCGCGTCCTCTGCAAACGAAGCGACCTCGGCGCGAGCGGCGTCCCGGTCTTTCTCTGCTTGCCACGCATCGCCCGCGGGCTTCTCGATTTCGTTATTAAGAGCGTGGCATTCACGCTCCCGCCGCTCCCGCTCGGCGGCGAGGTCTGCTTCAGCGCCTCGCTGCCAGCGAAGCGTTGTAGAAAGATCGTCACGACATGCTGCGAGTTGCTCCACCGCGTCGTCCTCGTTATCCTTGGCGTCGGCGAGGTCGGCCATGGCGCGGTCACGCTCGTTGATATACTGCTGCGCCCGAAGGTGTGCCTCCTCGGCCATCCGGCGATCACGCTTGGCCGCCTCTTCAATCTCGGCCAAGCGGGCGCGGATGGAGACAACCTCGTTGCGCGCGTTGTTTGCTACCCCCTCCCAATATTCTGTAGCCTCAATCCCCGGCACCTTCCCGGCACGGATGGCGGCGATGACTCCGCGCATTCCGCCATGCTCGCCACGGTCAGGTGCTGACATATATGCGTCAACCATCGCGTTGATGCAATCGCGTTCCGCATCATCCCCGCCAGCATCGACGGGGGTAGCGTCCTGGTACTCATCGCCGCAGTCGGTGCTGTCGTGCTCAACGAACCAGCTATGCCAGCCGTCGTTGCAGAATGAATTGAAATCGCTGCGGCATGTTGGGCAGATATCGACCGGCGCAGGCGTCGGAGCTACGGCCCTGCCATGCTCATCGTAGTAGTGCAGCCCAGCCAGCGCAACGATCTGGCGGGCGATGTCTTTTGTTATATTTACATACCAAGCGATCTGCTTGTAGTCGCCTGTTGATGTGGTGAACTTGTGGATCACCGGTAGCCCAATATCGTCGCTCATTAGTTGCCCCCTTCAATCTTGCAGAACGCCTCGTAAGCGTGCCGGCATGCCTCCATGTAGTCCATGTGATGCCCAGCCTCTACAGGCTCACCGGTATCATCGATAAGCGTCCAGTGCCATGCCGACACTGAGTATATGAGCGTGATGGTTAGCGGGATACTCACGGCTTATACTCCCAAACAATCTTAGACTGCTTGCCAGAGTGTACACGGTAGGTAGCACCATCGAAAGATACTACAAATCCACGCTCCCATAGCTTATTCGATGGTGAGATATTAACTTTATATTCGATATCAATAAATGATCCGCAGTATGCCCCAACGCTGTCACAAACGCTGGCCCTAACGCTGGCCCAAACGCTGTCACAAACGCTGTCACAAACGCTGGCCACAACGCTGGCCCAAACGCTGTCACAAACGCTGGCCCCAACGCTGGCCCAAACGCTGTCACCAACGCTGGTCCCAACGCTGGCCCTAACGCTGGCCCAAACGCTGGCCCTAACGCTGGCCCCAACGCTGTCACAAACGCTGGCCCTAACGCTGTCACAAACGCTGGCCCCAACGCTGGCCCTAACGCTGGCCCCAACGCTGTCACAAACGCTGGCCCATTCCTTAACTAGTTTCTTGTCTGACGGAGTCAACGTCTTAGCATTCCCAAGCAAAGGATGCTTGATCTTTTTAATGGTCAGCGGCTTAACGATACGACTCCACTTAACCTCACGCACCCACTTTTCCGCGCTTACACGGTCGTCATCCGTGTTGATCTGGTCAACGTTAAATACCTTAGCAAGCGGATTGTACTCATACTTATTAAGCTTGTCCTCAGCAGCGTTCTTAAGGAAGTGCTTAGCCAGCCAAGAGTGGCTATCTGGCTCGGCGTCCTTAACTTCACCACGCAGGATAGACTGGCGTAGTTCCCAGTCAGCGTAGTAGAAGTTCCCTTGAGCGTCTGAGAGGAAGGAGAAGAAGTGGCACATGGGTGTGTCCTAGGTGGTAGGCTGTAATGTAATCACCGTGACTCGTAGACGCAACAGACTCCGGTGGCGTGCAGGTGAGGTGAGTGAGACAGAACCTCTAACATCAGTTCACGCTGTAGGCTACCGGCTATTCCAATGAGGTAATCCAGCTTCTTGATATCCAACGGGTAGTCATCGATACTCCTTTGTAGTAAGAGTAATGCGCCTTTAGCCCTTACTATATACTCGGAGTCACGTGGCCTAGCCACTGGCTTACGGACCGGCTTCACGGACCGGCTTTCTGAGGACGCAGAGGTAGGCTCCCTTGGCAGCTAATAATCGTTGCCAGCAACCGCTTCCTAGCCATAGGATCACCGGGTACATCCCCAGTAGCCTGCTGCGCCTTACTAATATTCGGTCCCGTGAAATTAGCGTGGATGTAAGCGTGGAGGGCTTCACCGGCTCTCAGGCTAGCAGTCCTTCCCCGTGCGTCTAGCTCCCTACGGCGCTCTACCTCCCCTACGTAGACCATCGGTCCCCATGTGGCAGCGTAGATCAGAACCTTGCAGTAGTTCATCCAGCAGGCTTTATCTGTGAGCCAGTGCTGTCCTGGGCGGGCATCTGAGGGATTATGGCTAGAATCGACTTCTAGGACCGCTAGCGAGGAAAGCACATCGGCTAGGTAGATCTTAGCATCCTTCCTAGCTACTTTCTTGATACTTGAAAGGGCCTGGTTAATGGTAGCGACACCGCGCTCAGCTATGAGAGCCTTCCAGGCTCCCGGCTCACCGTCCTCGCCGGTACGGGATAGGAAGATTTCGGGGTGTTGGGCGCGCCACGCAAACCAGTCAAACTGGATTTCTAAGAGCCGCTGGGGTGGCTTGTAGACCTGGCTGGGATCGTCGGTAAGAAAGTCAGACGGCATTAAAATCCTTCGGGTTGTGCGGTATAGGTGCAGACTCATTAGCTGCCAATAGGCATTCAGCTAATCCAACGGCCGTCCCAACAACCTGTGATTCGTCACAGTTACACAGTCCCCATCCGCTGCGGTCGTTGGCTTGATATGGCCCGCCTGGGTTAGCGACCAACCCGGAAAGGATCTGCGACGCCAAGACAAATCTCTGCCGTTTATACTCTTTCTCTGCCTGTTCACGGCCCTGATGTGCGTCAACCAGATGCCGGATGGCAATGGCGACATCCTGCTTTCGATCGCGGGCGGCCGTGGCGGCGATATGCAGGGCGCAGGTTATGATGCGGACCTCGTCCTCGTCTTTGCATGCGTTTACAAGGGCTTGCATTTGTGTTGCGTGCATGTGCGCTCCTGGGGGATAGAGGAATAGCTGGGGATGGGTTGGATGGGAAGTCAAGGTAGGGGAAGAGCGGAGGGAGTGTGTGACATAGCAGGCATTTTAGTGTGTTTTTTACTATTACATTTCCTACATAGGAATTGCAGGTTCTCCAGATCGTTACTGCCACCTTTAATCAAAGGTATTACATGGTCTATAGTTATGTCTTTTGTTGCGTTACAGTATACACACTTTTTGGCGTCACCACGTCTTAGCATGAGATTTCTTAATCCCTTCCTTACAGCGTTGAAGTAGGCACGCTTTGCTTTATAGGTTTTTGAGTTTACTTCCTTCTCTATTTCAGACTGTAAAACAAAAGAAGCCAACGAGATACACTCTTCATACGTGCCTAAATCATGTATAAAATCATCTTCCCTATTCGCCATTACAAAGTTTACGATCCTCCAGTATTCAGCCCGACGCCTGACATACTTTACTATCTCGACATCATCAAGCTTATCCAGAAGGTGGAATATAGATGATTCATCCCCATTATATGGGTTAATATTACTATCTATGGAAGTAGTGGAATCAAACAAGTCGCTAGATGGTGTAGGTGTGGTATCCATTAGAAAGGCGCTCCTGCTTCATTCTCTCTAGGATCCCTTACTTGCTCTAATTCTCTTTTATTATTATTAGATAATTCGTGTCTCACTTTGACACCAGATTCGTTCATGGTGACACCAGATTGCAACCGCTGTGACACCAGATTCGTTTGAACCGGTGTCATGGTGACACCAGATGGCTTGCGCTTCTCTCTTTGTTCTAAAGCACCACGCAACAGAGCGTCTGAGAACGTGTAAACATTTACAGCCCAAGCTCCTGCACCCATATGCTTTTGCTCTATCTTAACGTGGCCATGGGAGTGCAGGTACTTAATCTGGCGTTTAACCGTGCTAAGACCCATTTTAGTCTTCTTAGCAAGAGCCTTCTCAGACGGGAATGGCCTAGGACTCTTCTCGTTATAATAAGAGATTAACGCTAATAGAAGCAGCTTGCTGGTGGGTGGTATATCAGCATCCCATGCCATATGTTGAAGACCTAGAAACATCAGACAACCCCTTCCTGGGTGCTGCCGGATTAAGAACCACAGAAACCGTTAGCACGCCCCTGCCAATGAATGGGGACACGGTTCTGTAGTTCCTGATCTGGCAGACTCCTTGTAAGAGTCATCTGGTTGCGGCTCATCGGCATCATCCGTGGGTGGCTAAACCCATTTATCGGACTGGACAACACACTACACCACTTGACACCCATCGTCAAGCCAATACTTGTGTCATACACTAACCGAGCCATTAAGCGCTCTCACTTGATTAATATTGCAACCAACGTTATCTACACCACACACAAGGAGACACCACCATGTCAACCCCCTCAACAGGACTCGGTCAGCTTTCCACTGGTCCGCAGGCCAACACGGTTGCCGATGACTATGGCACTGTAATCGTTACACCCATTGCCCAGATCAACGTTGTTTCTGGCTGGTGAATTACCATGCGTTCTAAAACGCTTGTTTTAATAACCACCAATGGCAATGGCCATGGCTATGGCTATGGCGGATCTTGACACGCCCCATTTCCCAATTACCTTCATGCCACGTTGCTAGTGGATAACAGCATTGGCCGTAATCTGTGGGCTGGTAATCCCCACAGGACATCATTCTAGCTCTTTAGCTTCCCATCCTGTCGCCATCGTCCAAGATCGGTGCATAATACCCGATAGAAACAGTCGGCCTGTCGCGCTGTAGCTAAGGTGCCCCTTGCTGGGTGATGTGGGTGCAAGTCCCACTGGCGACTTGTTCTTTGACTACTAAAAAGAGACACGAAATGCCGGGTAATTTGGGTAATTACGGACCCAACAGGCTGCTGAAATGCAGTACGGTTCTTTA